TTCTTGATAATCTTTATTTTCGTGTATAAAATTAATTAATCTTGAATCATAATGAAGATATTGAGGTTTTGGATAAATCGAATTTAATTTAATTTCTAATTGTTTTAAATCACTATCATTGTTAACTCTAGATTTTTCATTCAAGAAATATATCAAAATTATTCCCATTAAAAAACTAAATATAAAAGTTATATTAAATTCAAATGAATAAACCAACATACTAACAAAAGTAATTAATATAAAAATATACAATAACAATTGATCATTGTCGATATCACTTATATAAGTATATATACTATTTTTTTTGATATCTTCTAAATCATTATAGTATTGTTTATTTTCTTCAATTTGTTCATTAATTTGGTCAAGTTCTTGTTGATTTTTTTGTTCAAATAATTTATTTACAACACTTTCCATATAATATTAAAAAAAAATTAATTAGAATTATAAATTGATTAAAATTTTAATTTTCTTTTTTGTTCTTGCAAACGTTTTTCAGCGATATCAAAATAAGAACTATACTTTTTATATTTGATAACTTTCGCTTTTTTTTTAATACCTTGAATTTTTTTATTTGTATTTAATTTATATTTTTCTAAATTAGAATCTTCAAATAATTCAGGGAATAACTGCTTTTTTAATCTAGTAGGAAGTTTTTTAATTTTATGTGAAAATTCATTGCATTTTGTCTTACCATCAGTTCCAACTTTATCACTAAAACATTTTTGAGAAACATCATCTTGTGATATGTAAAAGTATATATGATTAGAACCATGTTCTTCATCTTTATTAAAACAAAAATGCATTCTTGTATTCATAACATAAAAATTTGATTTTTCTCCACATAAATATAAATCAATATTTTCTAATGGGGTTTCATATTTTTTTGGTAACCATTTATTCATAAAATCAACTAATAATATATATCGTTGATCTTCATCATTAATTTTTTTTCTAAAATGTAATTCAGAATGTTCTTCAAAGTTTCTAATTTTTTGTTTATTAGAATTTTTTTGTTTTACTTTTGTTTTTTTTTCATTTTTATATTTTAATGGATCAAACCAATCTGGAAATGTTTTTGAATCTAATATTATATTAGACTTTTCTTCATTACTTTTAATAGAAGCTTCTTTTAAAATAGAATAAAAATTTGTATTTAATTCTTTTAATAATCCAATTTCTTCGTTATTAAAACCATCCAATATAAATTTTAAAGAATATGCTCTCCCTAAATCGATTTTACCATATCCAGTACAATCCATACATTCTTCACGTTTTCCTTTTTTACCTTTACATGTTTTACAAGATTGTGCTTTTCTTGAACCAAGTAAACGTAATCCAGAACCTTTATATACAGCGATATCAATAAAATCTTCCCAAGATTTTATATTTGTTGGTCCATTTTTATTTTCTAGATATTGAACAATGGCTGAACGAAGTAATATTGCTTGTTGTGAATCTACATAAATATCAGGATAATGTAAATGAATCCCAGTTTTCATTGTCATGATACCATCTACTTCTTCTTTTTTTGCATCATCACAAACACATACTAATAATCTTCTTTGATATGTATCTAATTGATCTTCAAAAAAAGGTTTCAAAGCATTTTGAATATCTTTACATAATTCTCTTATTTGTTGTAAAGATAATTCATGGTAATCATAATAATCAATATCAATAAAGTAACGGAAAATTTTTGTTCTTATTTCACTTAAATAATGGGGATTTCCCAATATAATATCTTTTGAATACAATTTTAAAAATGTATTAATTTGATTGTCTGGTACATAATAATTTCCACCATTTAATAATAAATGTGATCTAGGAACTACATTCTCCTTGGGTTTACTTTTATATTTATTTTGAACAATCCATTTATTTAAAAATGAATGTCTTGAGAACATATTATTATACATATAATTAATATATTTTTAATTCATAAATAAAAAAAAATTTATTTTTAATTAATTTTTAAGAAATAATTTACATATAACCACAAGAAGAACCACAAGAACCACCTGAAAAAGCTTCAATTGAATCAGTTCCAACTTTTTGAACGGTATCAGAAACAGATGTAACAACATCACCAGTAACATTGGCAGAAGTTTCAATAACAGTTTTAGTTAAATCAGCACCAACACCAACAATGTCAGATGCACCTTGTCCAACAGATTTAATTACACCACCTGCAGCTCTACCAGATGCACCAAAAACTTTTGAAATACTTTCACCTGTTTTTGCAACAACTTCAGTAGAACCTCTTAAAACTTTTCCAACAACTTTTCCACTTTCATCTACAACAGTTCTTGGGAATGAATTTGTTTTATATTCAACAATAGTAAGAACAAGAACAATTGCCAATAACATTGCCAAGTTTTGATCTTTTAAATAAATTGAAGCAATAATAATTAAGGTAACAAATTTACCAACTGGACTTTCAACAATGGACATGACATCATCAGCTAATTCTGGTAAAAGTGCAATAACATAAACAACTAACGCAATTCTCAATGCATAATAGATAAATGGATGATCTAAGATTTTTAAAGTATCTCTAATTGGAGCAGTAATAAATTTCATTTTTATACATTATACAATATTTTTTTTTAAAAAGAAATATCAAGTATTTTTTTCTTATTAGAACAAGGTGTACATAGACATTGGACATTCTCTAAATTCCTTAATCCACCTTTGTGCAATGGTATCACATAATCCAATTGAAATTTATTATCTAACATATTAGAACAATGATTACAACACCAACTTTGTCTTGCTGCGATTATATTTCTTCTATTTTCAGTCAACATTGGTTTTTGATATGTTTGTTGTGGATATTGTTGTTGATAATCTTGACTTGTATAATTTTGTATTAATTCATTATTGTTATCATAATAATGACTTTTCTTTAAAAATTTTAAATTCATAAACCCAAATATTAATAATACACTAATTATTTTGTAATAATTTGAAAATATTTCTGTTACATTTGGAATGGGTGGTTGAAAATACAAATATAATCCTAATAATATTAACAATTTCATCTATATATATTGAAAAAGGAAAATCTTCTTAAAAATATTTCTTATTATAAAGTAAGTAAACATTATGTTAGGTGATTTATTGTATTCTGATATTTGTTACTATGAACATTTTTTAGCATCACCCCAAAATAAAAAAAATAATAGAAAAGAAATTTATTATTCATTTGGTATTTTATGTTATCGCTTTTTTGAAAATAGACCTCAAATTTTATTGGTTCAAAAATATAACCAATGTAGAAAACCTCATATATGGGGTTTTCCTAAAGGTTCCCCTAACGAAAATAATGAAACTAGATTAATGACCGCTAAAAGAGAATTTTTAGAAGAAACACAAACCACTTTACGTGATAGAAATAAATATAGAAATCACATTGAAGTTTTGCCTAACAATCCAATCCAATCTTGTTATGAAGGTTATTCTTATATTGAAATATCTAACTATTTTATCGCAAATTCTTCTAATTATATTACTAATGTTGACCCAGATACGCACCCTGAAATATATAAAGCTGAATGGGTTGATTTAGATAACCTTAAAAAATATATCAAAAAAAAGAGATACGATTTAATTCGTATCGCAATTAATGGATATTTTCAATTAATATCATTTATAAATTACCATTATTTATTAAGATAATTTATTTTGAATTTCATTTAATAATTCTGTCTTATTTTTTTGTATATATTTCTTTTTTTTACCTTTTTTTAATATCACAATTTCTAATTTTTTTGCATATTCAATTATTTTTTCTTTATCCCATTTTATTAGTAACTTCATTTTTTTTTCATATTCTAAATAAATATGATTTTTTAATAAATAATCATAATATATTTTTAATAAAAAATTATCAATTGGATATCTTAATATACATTCAGATTTTTCATTTTCCATATGATAATATTTTGTACCTTCTTTTTTTAATATTATAAATGGTTTGTATAAATCTAACTTTGTTAAACCATGATAAATATCTTTATTGATTATAATATTGATATCATAAATAAATGACAAAAATATACAACATTTTTCAATATCAATTTTCTCAATACATTCTCTCATCAATGGAAATAATTTTCGATATGATCCATCCATCATATCAAATATTTTACATAAATTTTTTTTTATAACTTCTTCTGAAAAATTACTTTTTTTTCCAAAAAAACAATAATAAAATTCCTCAAAAAATGAACCTTTATATACAGTAAACACCATTTTATAATTATTATTTAAATCTTAATATTAAAATACTTAAATTATCTGTCGAAAATGTTTTACAATATTCACAAATTTCTTTACATTGATTTTTTAATGATTTTTTACTATTTACTATCGTTTTTAATTTTTTTTCTGGAAATAATTGACCTTCATACATTCCATCTGATGTTAATAATACTTTTAAATTTTTTATATTTTTTATATTTCCAATTTGAATATCACATCTTCTTGATGTTAAATTTGCTAAATGTCTATCACCAATCGTTCTTGATATATTTAACCATCTACCTAATATTCTATTATTTTCTACATATCCCCCTTTTGATTCAATCATTGCTTTTTCTTTAACATCTTCTGGTGAATGATCATGGGTTTTATATTGAATTTTTTTATTTGATATAAATATACATTTTGAATCTCCCAAATTTACTATGTAATATTTATCTTTGTATAATAATAATATACATAATGTTGTTCCTGATATCTCATTTTTATCATGTCTTAATAAAAATTTATAATGCAATTGATATATTGTAAATTGTATTATATATTCAATACTTTTTACTTTATATATATAATAATTTACTATAAATTCTTTGAAAAAATTTTCTTTTACAAACTCAACACAATTACTTCCACCATGACCATCAAATACACCAAATATATAAAAATCATCAAATCGATCTACAATTACTCTATCTTCCATATATCCTCGTTTATTTTGACATTGAATATAACTATAATCAATTTCTTTTTTATTTATTTTTCTTTTATTTTTTAAATTATCTAATTCAAAAAATAGTTGAAAATAT